ACACCCCGGCGCTGCGCAACTTGCGGTCGCGTTCGCGGGCAGCGGTTCGCAACGATCCGTACGCCTTCAACGTGATCGATAAACGCGTCAGCAACTTGATCGGTACCGGCATTACACCGCGACCAAAAACTGATGACGAAGCCCTGCGTAAACTGCTGCAGGAACTTTGGGATGATTGGGTCGATGAGTCGGATGCCGATGAGCGTACCGACTTCTACGGGCAGCAAGCACTGGCGGCGCGCACGGTCGAAACCTCGGGTGAATGTTTTATCCGGTTGCGACCACGCAGCTTGCACGAAGGTCTCGCGGTGCCGTTGCAGCTGCAGATATTGGCCCCGGAGTTTGTGCCGCACGACAAATTCGAAACCACCAAAACCGGCAACATCATCCGCGCCGGCATCGAGTTCACACCAGATGGCAAGCGGGTAGCGTATTGGATGTACCTGTCGCATCCGCGTGATGCCTCGTCACTGAATGCGGGTTACAACCAGCTGGTGCGAGTGCCGGCCGCGCAGGTGCTGCACATCTTCGAACCGGTCGAGCCGAGTCAACTGCGCGGCGTGCCGCGATTATCGCCGGTACTCAAACGCCTGCGCAGTCTCGACAACTACGACGACGCGGTGTTGTTCCGCCAAGAGGTGGCCAACCTGTTCGCCGGCTTCATCAGTCGACCGGCCCCCGACTCTGGACCCGTGCCGAGGGATCCGGTCACCGGGCAGCTGCTGACGCTCGACCGTGATGGCTTCACACCGATGGTGGCACTGGAGCCCGGCACCATGCAGGAGCTCGGGCCAGGGGAAGAAGTCGAATTCTCCAAGCCGCCGGATGCGGGCAACAACTACCCCGACTTCATGCGGCAGCAACTGATGGCCGCTGCGGCGGGTACCGGCACGCCTTACGAGATCCTTACCGGCGACATGCGCGAGGTCAACGACCGAGCATTGCGGGTGGTGCTCAACGAGTTTCGCCGCCGCTTGGAGCAACTGCAATTCAGCGTCTACGTGCATCAACTTTGCCGCCCGGTCCGGGCTGCCTGGATGGACATGGCGGTGCTGTCCGGTGTCCTGATGCTGGATGACTATGCCAAACGACGGCGCGAATACCTGCGCACTCGTTGGGTGCCGCAAGGCTGGGCTTACATTCAGCCGGTGCAGGATGTTCAGGCGCGCCGCATGGAAGTGCAGGCCGGTTTTGCCTCACGCAGTGAGATGGTCCTGCGCACTGGCTACGACGCGGAAACGGTCGATGCAGAAAACGCTGCCGATCTTCTACGAGCCACAAACCTAGGTCTCAATTACACCACTCTCGAAGCTTTCGTCCCTGTCGACGAGAAGGAGCAACCATGAGCAAAAAAGCGCGACCGCGCGTTTATAACCGAGCTGGCAAGCGAGTGGATGTGCAGGACAAAACCTGGTACGCCCTGCAAACCAACGGCGACGCCGCCGAGCGAGTGATCGAAGTTTTCGTGTATGGCGAGATCGGCGCCTGGGGCATCACTGCCAATCAGTTTGTGCAGGACTTGCGCGCCATGGACGACGGTGTCTCGCCGGTGATCGCGGCGTTTAATAGCATCGGCGGCGACCTGTTCGACGGCTTGGCCATGCACAACGCGTTGTCACGTTTGGGTGAACGCTGCACCGGTCGCATTGATGCGTTGGCCGCCAGTGCTGCCAGCGTGGCGGTGTGTGGCGCGCACCGGGTGGTGATCGCCTCCAACGCCATGTTGATGATTCACAACCCATGGACTTACGCGGCCGGGGATGCCGAAGATTTTCGCAAGGTGGCCGACGTTCTCGACCAGACCATGGAAGCGATCATCGCGGCCTACAAGGCTAAGGCGCCGGACATCGATGAGGTCGAGTTGCGCCGCTTGGTCGCCGCTGAAACCTGGCTGACCGCCAATGAAGCGGTGGCGTTGGGCCTGGCCGATGAGGTCGGTGACGGTGTGACGGTCAAGGCCTGTCTCGGGCAGGGGGGTGTGCTGCAGCGTTACCAACATGCGCCGGCGAATTTATTGGCCCAGCTTGATGAGCCTCCCGAGCAAGATCCGGAACTGGAGCCGGACGATCCGCCACTGACACCGCTTGTGGTCGACTCGGCCAAGCTGGCCTTGATGATCACCCAGCGTTGCGCAGAGTCGGGGATCAGCAACCTCATCGAGCCGCTGTTGAGCTCCACCAAGCTCGAAAGCGAAGCAATCGTTCAGGCGGGCCTGACTCGCGCCAAGGCGGTGAATGATCTTTGCGTGGCTGCCCGCTTGCCGGAGTTCAGTGCCGAATACGTCGCCGCTGGGCTAGACGCAGCGGCCGTTCGCGCGCGTCTATTCGACAAGATTGTCACCAGCGGTAAGGGCTTTGAGATCGATAGCAGTCTGCCGCTCGACAATGACCCTGCACCGAAAGTGCAGGCCAAACAACCCGATCCCACCTCGATCTGGGCCGCGCGACAAGCTGCTCAATCCGGACCTGCGCACGGCGCGAAAGGAGCAAGACCATGACCATTAAAAAAGAACCCATCCACACCGGTGAGTTTCTCCTGTCGGAAGGCGCAGGGAACATCTCGCGTGAGTCCATCAACGTCGCAGCCGGTCCGGCGCTGTACCCGGGTCAGATCCTCGGCTTGGTAACGGCTACCAGCGAATTCGCGCCTTACGCTCCGGCTGCCGAAGATGGCAGCCAGACAGCTGTAGCGATTCTCTTCGGTCCGCTGGGCGAGTCGGATGTAGTGCGGCGTGGACGCGCCGTCGTGCGGCTAGCTGAAGTCAGTGAAGCACACCTGACAGGTCTCGACACCGACGCCGAAAAAGACTTGGCTGCCCATTTCCTGATCGTTCGATAACCCATTCAGCCAATTTTATGCACCCCGCCTAGAGCGGGGTTTTTCATTTATGGAGAGTACCTATGGCCGATATCGCTATTTTTGACGACGAAGCGTTCACCGTTACAGCGCTCACCGCTGCACTCAATGAACAACCGTACCTGCCGGGCCGTATCAGCGCGCTGGGTCTGTTCCGCGAGGAAGGGGTAACGACCCTGACCGTGCAGATTGAAAAGGACGGCGACACCCTGGCATTGGTACCGGCCGGTGAGCGGGGCAGTTCTGGCCTGGTGGTCGCGGCCAGCAAGCGCAATCTGATCCCCTTCAACACCGTCCACCTGCCAGAGCGCTTCACTATCAAGGCAGACGAGATTCAGGGCATTCGCGCCTTCGGTACCCGAACCGAATTGCAGGCGGTACAGGACGTGGTCAATACCCGCCTGGCCAAAGCGCGCCGGCAGTTGGATGCCACTCACGAGTTCCAGCGCATGGGCGCCCTCAATGGCCTGATTCTCGATGCCGATGGATCGACGGTACTGTTGGACCTGTACGACCGTTTCGGTGTGCAGCGTCAGAAGCTGCCCATGGGCCTGGCCGATCAGAGCACCGAGCTGCGGGTTAAATGCGGCGAAGCGCTGGATATGCAAGAGGACGCGCTGGGTAGCGTGACCAGTACGGGCTCCCGCGCCTTCTGCGGCAAGAACTTCTGGAACAAACTGATCGTTCACAAGGCGATCAAGGAAACCTACCTCAACAGCCAGCAAGCGGCAGCCTTGCGCGGTGATGCCCGGGAAAGCTTCGAGTTCGGCGGCATTGTCTGGGAACGCTACCGTGGCAAAGTTGCCGGTGTGTCATTCGTTCACGACGACAAGGCGTTGCTGGTCCCGGAAGGTGTTCCTGATCTGTACATCTCTGTGTTTGCCCCGGCCGATTACATGGAGACGGTCAACACCCAGGGCATTCCGTACTACAGCATGATCGAGCCACTGCCGTTCAATAAAGGTATGGCCGGTGAAGCCCAGTCCAACCCGCTGCACCTGTGCACTCGACCGCGAGCACAGATCCTCTTGGAACTCTGATCATGGGCTTTCGCGATCTGATCGCCGAGGTCGATGCCGTGGTGTTCGAAACGCTGGGCGACACCGCTCGGATCGAGGGTCGCGACGAGCCAGTGCTTGGCATGTTCGCCGCTCCCTGGCTCCAACCCAAGATAGGCAAGCTCAACACGGGGCTGCGTGAGCCTCGGTTTGAAATTCGTGTCAGCGACTCGCACGGTCTGGAGCAGGGCATGTTGGTCACTGTCGAACTGCCGGAACTGGACGGCGGCGGCGACTACGACCTGTTGCAGCTGGAGCCTAGCGGTGACGGTCTGGTCGCCTTAATCCTGAGGATGCGTGCATGAGTGTCGGTAGCTATTTCAAGCCATCGGCCGGTGGCGGGATGCTCTCTATCCAGTCCTCGGCGGCGGATCTGAAAGCCTTCGAGGAATTTGCCAAGGTGGTACCGAAAGCTGCGGCTGCGGCTCAACGTCGAGCGATCAACAAAACGTTGGGCTGGTTGCGCACTCACATTGCGCGGGCTGTCAGCCGACAGGAACGCATTGCCGTTGTGGCAGTTCGTCAACGCTTGCGTAGCTACCCAGTCTCCGGCGGGGCCACGAGCGGCAAGTTGTGGTTCGGCCTCAACGCCATTGAGTCCAGCCGGATCGGCCGAGCGCGACAGACTGGCAGCGGTGTGTCGGTCGCCGGGCGGCGGTACCAGGGTGCCTTTTTGAAAAAGGTTTATGGCAACAAGCCCGATATCTGGATCCGTACGGCGAGCAAGCATTTCAACTCGGACGTTTATCCCGATAGCACGGTGTCGTCGGGTGGCGGCGCCAGTTCAGGATGGGTCGCAGAAAACGGTGATCGCTTTCCGCTGGCCAAAGCCAAAGTCTCACTGGAGCAGGCGCGTCCGCACTTTGACAGTTGGGTCAAACTCGCCGATGCGCGCTTGCTAGAAATTCTGCAGCAGGAATTCAACTTTGAGCTGCAGAAGTATTTGAAGGGGACGGACAATGTCTGATGAACCTTTTAGCCTTGATCAGCTTTACCAGGCGATCGAACAGCACCTCTTGAGCAACCTCTCAGGGATCAAAGCTGTGACGGCCTGGCCGAACATCAAGGATCGGATTGCACTACCGGTGGTGTTCATTGAAATGGCCGAGATGGAACCAGGTAAAGACATCGGCACCGGAGAAACAACCTTGGTCTGCAAGTTCGAGGCTCGGATCATCGTTGATCCGATTCGTCCGAAACATTGCCAGCAGGTCGCACACCTTGCTGCGCAATTAGCCGTGTTGCTTCGCATGCAGACCTGGGGAGTTGCGGTCGAGCCTGCTGAGTTTGTCCAGGCGATGCAGGATTGGACCAAGCCGGAGCTGGATGGTTATGTGGTCTGGCTGGTGGAATGGACGCACCAGATTTACCTAGGTGTTGAGGAATGGCCGTGGCCAGACGAGCCGCCGGGCTCGCTAGTCTTTGACAACGAGCCCGGCGATGGCCCGGTTAAGCCGGAGGATCTGTGAGTTACGCCAGTGCAGAGCATGACCGCATGATCGCGGCCATGCTGATGCCGTGTGCGGTGGTCGGGGTGGATCTGACGGGGCCGGCGGTGCGGGTGTCCAATGGCGAATGGACCAGCGCCTGGGTGCGCTGGCACAGCCTCGCGGCCGGTAAGGCGCGGCACTGGCGGGCGCCGAGCCTGGGTGAGCAGGGGGTGCTGTTTAACCCCAGCGGGCAGGCCGGTATGGGCACCTTTATTCCCGGCTTATACGGCAATACCGGGGCGGCGCCGGATAACCGCGATCACGTGGAAGTCTGGCGTTTTGACGATGGCGGCTCGCTGGTCTACGACTGGGCGGCCAAGACCTACACCATCACCCTGCCCACGGGCACGGTGACGATCAAGGTCGGCAGCACGGTGGTGGCCGTTACGGATAACGCCATTGACGTAAAAAGCGGAACTATCACCCTGAAAGGGGCGGTGACAATCGACGGTGCGTTACTCGTAACGGGCAACATCGCCGGCGCGGGCAACATCATGGCGACCGGTCAGAGCGACAACCACCACACGCACTAATCAATAACCCATTCAGCCCGCCACGTGCGGGCTTTTTCATGCCTGGAGAAAACCATGGCCAAGACCACCGAAAAGCCCGGCGCCGATCAGTCGCCGGCGCCGGAGCTGCTGCTGAATTTTCGCGACACGGTTTACACCTCGCGCACCCTGATCATTCCCGACACCGGCCGTACATTGCCGGTGGCCAAGGGTTGCGTCGAGGTGTCGGCGTCCGATGAGCAGGCCCTGAGCTACCTCAAGGCTCACGAAGAATTCGAGCCCCTGGAGTGAGTTAGATGATCGGAATGGACCGCCACACCGGCCAACCCATTTCCGGCATCGAGCACCTGCGCCAGTGCCTGGGCGACATCCTGAGCACGCCGCTAGGCAGTCGCCGGCACCGGCCGGAATACGGCAGCAAGCTGCGCGCCTTTGTCGACTTGCCGGTTAATGCCGGCTGGAAAAGCTCGGTGCAAGCGGAGGCGGCCAGGGCCTTGGGGCGCTGGGAGCCGCGTCTGAAACTGGAGAGCTTGCGCGTGTTGGCGGTGCTGGGAGGAAAAATCGATCTGAGCATTGCCGGCGAATACCTCGGCGACCGCTTTGTGTTGGAGGTGAGCGTATGAGTGGCTTGGATCTGTCGGCACTGCCGGCACCGGAGGTGCTGGAGTCCCTGAACTTCGAAGACGTCTACGAGGAAGGGCTGGGGGTGTTTCGCGGCTACATGGGCGACAACTGGAACGCGACGTTGGAGAGTGATCCGGTCACCAAGGTGATCGAGGTCGGGGCGTACATCAAAGTGGGCAACCGCGCGCGGGTCAACGACGGCGCCAAGGCGTTGCTGTTGGCGCATGCGATCGGTGGCGACTTGGATCAGTTGGGGGCCAATTACAACTTGGCGCGGCTGGTGATCCAGGCCGAGGATCTGACGGCGGTGCCGCCGGTGCCAGAGGTCAAGGAAAAGGACGATCCGTTTCGCGAGCGCATTCAGTTGGCCTTTGAAGGGTTGACCACGGCCGGGCCGCGTAACAGCTACATCCTGCACGCGCGCAACGCCTCGGGGTTGGTGACCGACGCCACGGCGGAAAGCCCCTCGCCCTGCTGCGTGACGGTCACGGTGCTGAGTTCGGAGGGGGAAGGGGCGGCCGGTCCCGATCTGTTGGCCAGTGTCGCGACGGCGCTGGATGATGAGGACGTGCGGCCGCTGACGGACTTTGTCACCGTGCAGAGCGCGCAGATTATCCACTATCGCATCGACGCCATTTTGCACATGAACGGCGCTGGGCCCGAAGCGGACGCCAGTTTGGTGGAAGCCAAAAAACGTCTGGCGGCGTGGATCAATCCGCGCAAACGCCTGGGCGTGGAGGTCGCGCGCTCGGCGGTGGACGCGCAGTTGCACGTTGCCGGCGTTTCCCGTGTTGAGTTGATCGGCTGGGTGGATCTGGCCCCGACCAAGGCTCAGGCAGCGTTTTGCACCGGTTTTGACGTGGTGCTGGCGGGCTCGCCATGAAAAGCCTGCTGCCGAGCAATAGCACGCAACTGGAGCGCGCGCTGGAGGCGTCGTTTTACGAGCGCACGATTATCCCGCTGCGCACCTTGTACAACGCTCAAACCTGTCCGGTGCATTTGCTGCCGCACCTGGCGTGGGCGTGGTCAGTCGATCGCTGGGACTATCGATGGTCTGAGTCGACCAAGCGCGGCGCCATTGCCGCGTCTTATTTCATCCATGCCCACAAGGGCACCATCGGTGCATTGCGCCGGGTGGTCGAGCCCCTGGGCTACCTGATCGAGATTGTCGAGTGGTTCAACACGGTGCCGAAAGGCGTACCCGGCACGTTCTCGCTGAAGGTCGGCGTGCTGGACACCGGGATCACCGAGGAAATGTATCAGGAGCTGGAACGCCTGATCGACGACGCCAAGCCCGTGACCCGGCACCTGACCGGTCTCGATATCACATTGGAAACCCGCTTAGACGCCTTTGTCGGCGTTGCTGTGTATGACGGCGACGAAATCGACGTTTACCCCTGGAACAACCCCGATATTGAGGTGGTGATTCAGGGCTATCACGGCGTGAGCGATTACATCCTCGACGAATTGGACGTGTATCCCCATGGTTAATGCAAACTCTCTATTCGGCGGCATGCTCACTACTCAGGGGGCCGCCAAAAAAACCAACTGTGACGCGCTGGGTATTCCCTGGGAACCGCGTTACATGTTGATCGGCGATGCCAACGGTGCCGACCCGGTGCCGGATGCCTCGCAGACCCAGCTGATCCATCAGGTCTATCGCGCCCAGCTCAATCAGTTGCGGGTCTCTCCCACGGACGACAATATTTTGATTGCCGAGCTGGTGTTGCCGCCAGACGTGGGCGGCTGGTGGATTCGCGAGCTGGCCCTGGAGGACAAAGACGGCGTGTTCTCGGCGGTGGCCAATGCGGCGCCCAGCTACAAGCCCTTGTTGGCGCAAGGGTCGGGGCGCAATCAGGTGGTGCGGATGCACATCATCACCACCGGCACGGCAAACATTCAGCTCAAGATCGATCCCAGCGTGGTGCTGGCGACGCGTGAGTATGTCGATCAAAAGGTGTTGGCCGAACTGAGCAAGCAGGATTTCAAGCATTCGGTGCTGGTGGCCACCACCGGCCCGGTGGTGCTGAGTGGTCTGCAAACGGTCGACGGCGTGCCGTTGCCGGCGGGTGCGCGGGTCTTGGTGAAAAATCAGGCGGCCCCCAACGATAACGGCCTTTACAGCGTGGCGGCCGGCGCGTGGACGCGTAGCACCGACGCGGATAGCAGCCTGGAGGTTACGCCCGGGCTGTTCGTGCATGTCGAGCGCGGCACGGCCAACGGCGACAGCATTTGGCAACTGGTGACGGATGCGCCGCTTGCCCTGGGCGCGACGGATCTGCTGTTTGAAATGGCGGCCGGTCGCACCGGCATTAACGCCGGGACGTATCGCAGCGTGACCGTCGACAAGTACGGCCGAGTGGTGGGCGGCACCAATCCCACGACGCTGGCCGGTTATGGCATCGACGTTGCGACGCAGGCCGAGGCCGAGGCGCAGACCGGGCAGGACAATACCAAGCCGATGACGGCCCTGCGGGTCTGGCAGGCGATCACCAAGAAATTCGCCTTGTTTTTCCACACGGGACTGACAGACGCCACGATCGGCAAGGGAATGTTGGTGGGGGCCGGTGGTTTGATGGGGGCGGTTGAGCCGTTTACTGATGCGAATGCCATCCCTTGGCGCACCGGGTTTTTCGGGGCGTCAGGCGATACAGTCTTGAACGGTCCGGCCGGTGCTACAAGTGGCGATCCGGTCCGGCAAGAAGTCTTCAACCAGAACGCAGCGGTGCAGCATTGGACGTGCTATGCGGTTAACCGGAAGTACACGCGACGCTGGCAGGTCAACGCATGGACGCTATGGGATGAAGACCTGACCGTATCTAGTGTCGGCGCGCAGATGACGGCTACGCAGGCCCAGACCAACTCGGGCGTTGATGACACAAAGTACGTGACGCCGAAAAAGTTCGCGGCAGGTGTCGCAGCCTTGGTGATTCAAGCGACCGAAGCGGTTAAAGGCCTCGCTAAAATAGCGACTCAAGCGCAGGTCAATGCGGGCTCGGGTGATGACGTCATCGTCACGCCAGTGAAGTTGCGGTTTGGTTTCTTGTTGAGCCTTAACGCGCAGGGGTATGTGGTGTTTCCGCAGTTCCTCGGCGGCTTGGTCATTCAGTGGACTAGTTCGGCCGCAATTGGGCCGGGCGCGACGGGTGCTGCTTATTGGGCCATGGCCTTCCCGGTGGGCTGTATTTGGGCGCTCGCTTCGCCCCTGGGTAACTCTGGGAACAACAATCCCGGAAATATCGTGGCGGGCGGCGTATCGCCTATCGCGGTGAACTTGTACAACTGGGGGAACGCGATTAGTGCGCCGGCCCGCGTTATTGGATTCGGAGTTTAATGATGAAGCGGTTTTACAGTCAGACGACTCTCACGACCTATCTCGATGGCGTTCATCGGGTACTGCCGGCAGATGCCAAGGAAATCACCGAGGCCCGTTATCTGGAGGTTATTGGCAACCCGGCGCCCGGCAAGGTTCGCGGCCATGATGCTGATGGGTTGCCGGTCCTGATCGACCCGCCTCTGGAGGACCTGGCTATTCAGGCAAGGGCCTGGCGCGACGGCGAGATTATGAGGGTGCAATGGCTTCGTGACCGGCACCGTGACGAGCAGGATCTGAACCGCCCGACCTCGATCACAGCGGTGCAATTCGTGGGACTCCTGGGCTATATGCAGGAGCTGCGCGATTGGCCTGGACAATCGGCGTTTCCCGCCGAGGCGGCCCGCCCAGTTCCGCCCGCCTGGATCGCCGAGCAAGCCCAATAAACGCCCCGCACTGACGGGGCGTTTTCTTTTCCGTTACGCGTAACACGAACACCCCTGACAGCCTCGCTCGCGCGGGGCTTTTTCGTTTCTGGAGATTGATCCTTATGAGTGGTTTTTTTCACGGCGTCACCACTACGCTGGTCGACACCGGTGCGCGCACCATTTCGCTGCCGTCGTCCTCGGTCATTGGTCTGTGCGACACCTTCACCCCGGGCGTGCTCGGTGGCGGTACGGCGCTGGCCGGCGAGCTGAAGCTGATCACCTCCGAGCGTGAGGCTATCGCCGCCTTCGGTCCTGACTCGGCGATCACCAAGGCCGCCCAGGCGATCTACGTGCGCGCCAAGGCGGTGATCGTCGCGGTCGGCGTCCCTAAGCTTGAGGACGCCGCGCTGCAAACCTCGGCCATCATCGGTGGCGTTCTCGCCGGCGGCCAGCGTACCGGCCTGCAAGCGCTGTTGGACGGTAAGAGCAAACACAACGCCCAGCCCAAACTGTTGATCGCCCCGGGGCATTCTTCGACCCAGGCGGTCGCCACTGCCATGGATGCGTTGGCCGGCAAGCTGCGCGCAATCGCCATCCTCGACGGGCCGAACACCACCGATGAGGCGGCGCTGGCCTACGCCCTGGAGTTCGGTAGCAAGCGCCTGTTTATGGTCGATCCGGGGGTGCAGTTCTGGGACTCCATCCTCAGCGCGACGGTCGACGCGCCGGGCTCGGCCTGGGTCGCGGGTCTGTTTGCCTGGACCGATGCCAATTACGGTTATTGGGCGTCGCCGTCGAACAAAGAGTTTGTCGGCATCACCGGCACCACCCGCCCGATCGAGTACCTGGACGGCGACGAAACCTGCCGGGCCAATCTGCTGAATAACGCCAACATCGCGACGATCATCCGCGACGGCGGTTATCGCCTGTGGGGCAACCGCACGCTGTCCAGCGATCCGAAATGGTCGTTCGTCACCCGCGTGCGCACCTGCGACATCCTCATGGATGCGATTCAGGCCGGGCACAAATGGGCGGTCGATCGCTCGATCACCAAAACCTACGTGGCGGACGTGACCGAGGGGCTTCAGGCGTTCATGCGTGACCAGAAGAACGCCGGTGCGGTGATTAATTTCGAAGTCTACGCGGACCGGGAAAAGAACACGGCCAGCCAAATCGAACAGGGCAAAGTTTACTGGCGCATCCGTTTCACCGACGTGCCGCCGGCCGAAAACCCGAATTTCCTCATTGAAGTCACCAACGAATGGTTGACCGAAGTTCTTGAAAACGCCTAAGGGGGCCGCTCAATGATTCCTCAAGTTCTCTCCAACTGCGCCGCGTTTGTCGACGGCGTGAGTTTTGCCGGCGACGTGCCGACCCTGTCGCTGCCCAAGCTGACGCAAAAGACCGACGACTATCAGGGCGGGGGTATGTCGGCCCCGATCGAAATGGCCATGGGCTTGGAAAAGCTCGAGGCGGCATTTACCACCAACGGCGTGCGCCGCGAGTCGTTGAAATACTTCGGTCTGGCCGATCAGACCGCGTGCAACGTGGTATTTCGCGCGGCCTTCAAGGGCCTGAAAGGCGAGATCACGCCGGTGGTGGTGACCATGCGCGGCGGCATCAAAGAGGTCGACATGGGCGACTGGAAGCCCGCCGATAAATCCGAGATCAAGCACGCGCTGAAGCTCGTTTATTACAAGCTCGAAATCGACGGTCGAGTGATGTACGAAATCGACCCCATCAACATGATTCAAGTGATCGACGGTGTCGACCAATCGGCTGCTGAACGCTCGGCCCTCGGCCTCTAAGGACAAACGAACATGACTGAAGTACTCGCAGCTAACCCATTGCCGAAGTGGCTGGAACTCAGCGACGACGGCGTGACCGTCACGCTGTTCTACAAGGCCAACTTTAGCGGCGTCAGTGTCGACAAGCTGGTGATGCGCGCGCCGAGCGTGAAGGACGTGGAGGCCGCCAAGGCCGGCGCCGGCGGTGATTATGAAAAGATGGAAAAGAGCCTGTTTTGCAGCTTGCTTACGGCCACCGAGGCCGAGCTGACGGGCTTGAAATACAAAGACTACAAACGCTTGCAGGCTGGCTATTTTCGTCTGGTCGAAGAAGACGACGTGTAACGCGGCCACGCTTAAGGCAGCGGCCCGACGCTTGGCGAAAGAGACGGGGTTCTCTGCCGCCGAGATCAAGGCCATGCCGTTTTCCGAGATGATGTGGTGGCTCACGGATTGAGCCGCCCTTGTTCTACCCGACGTAATAGGGCACGCAAATGGCGAATAAACTCGCGCTCGGCCTGGTCATTGGCGGGGCGGTCAGCTCCTCGGTGGGCGCGGCGTTCAAGGATGTCACCAGTCGCATCAAGCGCCTGGAGGCGGAAGGCAAAAAAACCCGGGTGCTGGAAAAGACCATCGGCGACACCATGCGGCTGCGCGAGGAATGGCGCAAGGCGCACATGGCGGGCGAGAAGGGTGCCGGCGCGCTGCTGAAACAGCTTGAGCGAAATCTTGACAGCCTGAAGAAGCAAGGCGTTGAAGTTCATAATCTGACCAAGGCCTATACCGCCATGGGACGGGCGGCGGCCAAGTCTGAGCTGAAAGCCAAAGGTCACCAGCAACTCGATGCGGGGACGCAGCAGCTAAAAAGCACGGTCGGCCAAGCGGCGGCCGCCACGGCGGCGATGGTGATTCCGACCAAGGTCAGTGCGGAATATGGCGCGATCATTCGTGACATTGCGATCAAGGCCAACATTGCCAACAAACCCGAAGAGGCGCAGCTGTCCAAGACGGTGATCGATACGTCCCGGGACACCGGCATGGCGCGCAATCAGGTGGCCGAGGTGGTCAACGCGCTGGTGGGGGCCGGTATGGAGCTGGACAAGGCCCTGCAATACGCCCCGACGGCGGCCAAGTTTGCCGTGGGCCAAGGTTCGGACGGCGGCGAAACGGCGCGCATGATCAATGCCCTGGGGCAAAACGCCAAAATCTCCGACCCGGCGGTGATGCAAAAGGCCCTGGAGGCGATCGCGTACCAAGGGCAGGCGGGGAGTTTCGAGGCGGCCGACATGGCGCGCTGGTTCCCCGAATTGCTCGCGGGCATGGGCAAGCTGGGCATCACCGGGATGGATTCGGTCACGCAACTGGGTTCAATGCTTCAGGTGCAAATGAAGACCGCCGGAGGCTCAGATGAGGCGGCCAACAACCTGAAAAACTGGATGGAAAAAATCGGTTCGGGTGACACGGTCACGGCCTATAAAAAGGCCGGGATCGATTATCAGGGCTCGATGAATACCGGCCTGCAGAATGGCAAATCCACGCTGGAGTCCAGCTTTGAGCTGGCGCAAAAGTACATCGCGGCGACCGATCCGAAGAAGGCCGCCGCCATGGCCGAGGCCACGGCGAAGATCAGCAAGGAGACGGACCCGGAAAAAGCCAAGGCCATGTTGGCGTCCCTGGAGCAAGCCTTGCGCACCGGTGACCTGTTCGCCGACATGCAGGTGAAGGGCGCGCTGACGGCGTACATGCAGAACAAGGATCTGTACGACAAACTTAAAAAGGACTCGGCCAGTGCCACGGGGATCTTGGATAAGAACCTGGAAGAGCGCCGGCAGTCGTCGGCGCAGAAGTGGTCGGAAATGGCCCAGGGCATGGATGACGCCATGCGCGCGATCGGCGATGCGTTCCGTCCCGTCACGGACGCGGTGGCGGACGGGCTGACCCGCGTCACCCAGGGCCTTAGCAAATTCTCCGACGAGTCGCCCCGGCTGGTGACGGGGATCGGCGCGGCAGTCGCGGCGGTGATCGCCTTTCAGGGCGCCATGAGTACCTTCAAGATCGCCAAGGGCCTGATGAACCTCGGGCGTGGCACGCTGATGGGTAACCCGAACATCCCGCAAAAGGTGATCGTGACCAACATGCCGGCCGGCGGTGGTCTGGATGGTGGCGACCTCGAAGCCGATGGCAAGAAGGGCAAGAAGGGCGGCAAGGTTGGCGGTGGTGGGGGCGGTGTCGGCGCGGTGGTGAAAGGGGCGGCGGTGTTCGCGGTGGCCGAGGCCGGTTACAAGGCCTACGACACCTATCAGAACGCCGAGACGCGGGACGAGAAAGCCGAAGGTTACGGCGGCGCCGCTGGTGGTTTGGCGGGCACGCTGGCGGGTGCGGCGGCCGGCGCGGCGATCGGCACCGCTGTGCCAGTGATTGGCAACCTTGTCGGCGGGTTGATCGGCGGCTATCTCGGCTACATGGGCGGGGACGCCCTGGGCGGCGTGGTCGGTAAGTCAATGTTTGGCGCGCCTGACGAGCAAAAGCGGATGCCGGCCGCCGGGCCGTTGATGATGGTCGATGCCGGCAAGGACATTCCTCCAGTGATGGGCGACATTGCCCGATCGTTCGCCGCGCCGAAATCCGTCGGGCCGCTGGCCCTCCCGGGGGTGCCGTCCTCGGTGCCGGCCTCAGCGCCGGCCGTGCAGCCGGCCGTGCAGCCGGGAGATGCGGCTCGGTCAATGATGTTACCGCCGGCCAGTGCCGACGCGGCGGCGGGCCCGTTGGCTCAGGCTCCGACGCCGGGTAAGGCGGTGGCGCCCAAAGTTGAACAGAAGGTGGACATTCAGGCGCCGTTCTCGCTGGTGGTGAATGGCGATGTGAAGGACGCGGCGACGCTCTATGCCCAGCTCAAGCCGTTGCTCGATGAACACTATCGCGACATTTCCAAGCAAGTGGAGAGCAAGCAGCTCTTTGATGCACCACACGTTTAATCAGGGGGGCATATGCCTGCATTGGAGCAGTTACAGTCGGGGCTGAAATACCTCTCTTCGGCCGGGGAAACCGGCCGGCGCAGCCTGGACGGCATGCTGGGGCCGATGAATGGCGCGATCGGGGAAATTACCGGCGCGGCGTCGGAGCTGGAGGATCTGCCCTTTGTCGGGCCGGTGGTGGGGGACAAGCTTCAGCGTGTCATGCGTGGGGTGCAGGCGGCTCAGGCCAAGGTCGGGCAAGTGGTGGCCACCTACAACAAGGCCAGTCGCGCGCTGTCGGGAATGGACGAGCGCCTGGGCACACTGAAGGAGCAGACCGGCAAAGCGGCGACGGCGATTAACAAGATCGCCGGCAAGGTCAGTCCGTCGTTGGCCAACGTCGTGCCGACCGGGGCCTTTGCCGCCGACGCCACGCCGGCACCGGAGGCGGTGAAGCCGTTCCCGCACCTGCTGATCATCCAGCCGCAAGACCCCAAGGCCGCGCCGTATTACTTCAACCTCGACACGGCGGCCTTTGACTCGCTGCGCCGCTCGACCGAATTCCGCTGGGCTTCCCAAGAGCGTCTTTCGCGCCGACCGGCGCAGCAGGGGATCGGCATGGGGGACGAGAAAATCACCCTCAAGGGCGTGATCTTCCCGGGCTTCAAGGGCGGTCTGAAACAGCTCGATACGCTGCGCGCGCTCGGCGCCCAGCTTCAGCCGCTGACGCTGACCACGGGCTATGGCGACGTGCTGGGGACGTGGTGCCTGAAGAGCGTCGAGGAAGATCAAAGCGTGCTGATGCACGGCGGGATTCCGCGTAAACAAGAGTTCACCCTGGAGTTTGTACGCTATGGCGACGACATGCAGGACGTCTGACGGGGATCTGCTGGACACCATCTGTCATAACTTCTATGGCCACCTGAACGGCAGTGTCGAGGCGGTGCTTGATGCCAATCAGGGCTTGGCCGAAGAGCCCCAGCCGTTTCGCACTGGCGTGCTGATCCGTCTGCCGGATCTGGCGGCTGCGGTGGAAGAACACGTAACCCTGTGGGACTGACCCCGACCGGATTTGTTGCTGGCGCCGCGTGCGTTACGCGTAACGCCTCTCCCCTAAACCCGCCGTGTGCGGGTTTTCTTTTGGAAGCCATTCATGAACCCCATGTTTCGCATCGTCGCCGATGGTGCCGACATCACCGGCCTGATCAACGATCGGCTGTTGTTGCTGCGCACGTCGGACAAGCCCGGCATGGAGTCGGACGAGTTTGAGTTGCGCATTGATGACCGTGACGGCCTGGTCACGCTGCCCCGTCGTGGTGCCGGGATCGAGGTCTACCTGGGCTATGCCGAGACGGGCCTGGCGCGCCAGGGCCGCTATGTGGTCGATGAGGTCGAGGTGTCGGGTCCGCCGGATACGATCGTGATCAAGGGCAAGGCCAGCGACATGCGCGGCAGTGGCAAGACCATTCGCAGCGGGAGCTGGGAGGACGTGCCGCTGTCGAAGATCGTGACCGATGTCGCGGCGCGCAATGGCTGGGAGCCGGTGTGTCCGGTGACGACGAAGGTCGTCCGGGCGGACCAGCTCAGTGAGTCCGACTTTAATTTCATCACCCGTCTGGCCAAACAATACGACTGCACGGCCAAAGTCGCGGACGACAAACTGTTGGTAATGCCGCGCCAAGCGGGGCAAAACGCAAGCGGCAAGGCGTTCGGCGTGATCACCCTGACGCGCAGCGACGTGAGCCGCTGGCAGTTTCGCCTGGGCGATCGCAACACGCACAAATCCGTGGCCACCAAGCACCAAGACAAGAAAACCGGAAAGCTTGAGGTCGTGTCCCTGGACAACGACGACCTGCCGGACGGCCTGCCCTCAGTGCATACCGATCGGCACATTCACCCGAACAAGACCGCCGCCGAATCAGCGGCCAAGGCGCGCTTGGCGGCCTTCAACCGTTCCAGCGCCGGGGTGCGCTTTGAAATGCCCGGGCGCACCGACCTGTTTGCCGAGCGCTCGATCAATGCCCAGGGCTTCAAGGTCGGGCTTGATGGCGAGTACCTGACGGATTCGGTGGAGCAGGTGTTCACCCAAGCCGGCTGGTCGACCACCGTCGAGTGCAACGGCGGCAAGAGCGGTAAGGCCAACGCCAAGGGTAAGAAAAAGAAGAAGGCGGCGAAGCCGGTCAAAGTCGTCAGTCTGAAATAGCGCCCCGGCGCGCCCCATCGGCCGCCGCGTGCGGCTTTTTTTATGCCTGGAGTATGTATGTCCATCACTGAGCAGCAGTTACAACGCATCATGCCCAACGCCCGCCGCCAAGCGGGTATTTTTGTATCCGCCCTAAATACAGCAATGGTGCATCGGCAGATCAATACGCCGAAACGGCAAGCCGCGTTCCTGGCCCAGCTCGGCCATGAGTCAGGTCAGCTGCAGTATGTCCGCGAACTGGGCGGCGATCAGTACCTGAGCAAATATGACACCGGCAACTTGGCCGTAAAACTGGGCAACACCACGGAACCGGACGGAGACGGCCAGCGTTATCGCGGTCGCGGCCTAATCCAGATCACCGGCTATAGCAACTATCTGCGCTGCAGTCTGGCGCTGTTCGGCGACGAACGTTTGCTGCGCGCGCCTGAGCTGCTCGAGCTGCCGCAGTGGGCGGCCGAGTCGGCGGCGTGGTTCTGGTGGGTACGCGAGCTGAACTCCCTGGCGGACCGGGACGAGTTCGAGGCGATCACCCGAAAGATCAACGGCGGGCTCAACGGCTTGGCCGATCGCCTGCAACTTTGGACCCGGGCGAGGGCAGTGCTATGCGTGTCGTCGACCTGATCCCCGCACCGTACCGTCTGTTAGCCGTTGGTGCACTGCTGGCCGCATTGATCGGTGGATCCGCCGCGTCAGCCTGGAAGGTGCAGGACTGGCGCTACGGTAAGCAACTCGCCGAACTGGTCGGCCTGCACCAGAGCGATCTGGTCGCCATTAGCAACGCCGCCGCTGACCAGGTGCGCACAGCACAGGAAAAGCGCTTAGCCCTTGAGCGACGGCTGTCGGCCAGTGAACAAACCCATTACAAGGAACTCAGCGATGCTCAAACCAACCAGGCTCGCCTGCGTGATCGTCTTGCCACTGCTGATCTGCGGCTGTCAGTCCTACTCGACGCCACCGATGCAGCCAGTAGCGACACAGTGTCAGCCGCCACCACAACCGGCGGCGTGGTTCATGGAAGATCACGCGCCCAACTTGACCCAGCGCATGCTCAACGAATTATCGGCATCACCGATGCCGGCGA